TCTTCATTATCCATAACCGCTTTTTTAATACTGTTAAAAATCTTTTGGAGACCTTCAAAGATTGGAACCAAGATAGTCTGAGCAACTCTTGCTATTTCAGTAAATGCGTTCTTAAGTCCGCTTCCACCTTCAAAGCCTTCAACAAAGGCTGTAATGGCAGGAACTACATACTTAACAATGTTTTCAACCAAAGGAGTAATAGCATCGAGAATAAATGCCCCGACTGTTTCCTTAGCTTCATCAAATGCTATAGATAAGCGAGCCATCTTTCCTTGAAAAGTATCTGCCTGGATAGTTGCTTGCCCTTCAAAGGTTGCAGCTAATTTGGCTGTTATCTGCTCGAAATCAAGGGTTTTAAGTTCAGCCTTAGTAAGACCTACCCCAAGCCTTGAAAGCCCGGCTAAGTTGCCTTCCTGGGCCTTTGAGAGGCTTTCTGTGACCGCCTGTAGGCTTTTGCCAGTACCGGCAGCAATATCGATTGCAATGGATTGAAGTTTCTGTGCTTTAGTAACATCGCCTGTAGCGCGAGTAAGTCGATCTAAGGATGGACGAAGCTGATCGTCTGTGATACCGAATAGCAAAGATTGCTTGAGAACATAATCCTCTGTTGCAGCAATTTGGGCATCTGTCGCCCCAGTAACATTTCTAAGAGTAGCCGCTAATTTAGCCTGAGCAGCTTCATCTTCAATAGCAGACTTAACGCCATCGATTGCTAACTTGCCAGCATAAGCAGCAGCAGCAACTCCAGCAGCTAAGAATGCAGCGCCAGCAACCTTGCCAAACTTTGTAATCTTATCGCCGAAAGTTACAACTTCATTATCAGCCTTGTTTATATTCTTGGTGAAATTATCTATATCAGCAAGGAGTTTAAGGGTTAAGGCTCTACTTGTTCCAGCCATTATGTCCACTCCTTCAAAATCTTATCAAACGATTTAGTCCACTCAGCTACGATGTAAGGCTGAATTTTGCGAAGCGTTGGATAGATAAACCAACCCTTAGAACCGCGACCTTCACGCCCTGACCAAACTGGGAACTGCCTAAACTTGTTAGATCCAAACTCTGAACCGCCCCAGATATCTTTGGTAGTTGCACCACCGCTAAACTTCTGAGCTGCGAATCCATAAGTTATTTCACCGATCCGAGATGACTTCTTAACGCGAGAACCTTCTGCAATGCGACTGGCAACTGCCCGAGAGTTAATGCTCGATGCAGTACCAATCACCTCTTTGCGAGCGTACTCTGCTAAAGCCCCGGACTGGCGTTTGGCTTCTTCCGTTGCCTGCTCATCCATGTTTTTTAACGCCTTGAATACGGCACGAAGCTCAGTTTTATCGAAAGCTGTTTGTTCAGCCACGATTCCTCGCTTCCAGTATTTCAATCGCTGTTAAAATATCTTCTGCCGATTGCCACTCTGACATTGGAATGTGAGTTGCTATTGACAGTTCAACTAAGAGTCGGCTTACGCTTCCTCTTGGATGGCTTTTGGGTCATCACTTCCCACCTCGACATCTGCCACCGTTTCCATCCAAATCTCTAATGGCTTTGTTGGCTTTCCACCTGCATCACGCTTCATTGCTGAATGTGCTACAAATAAAATATCCCACATACCACCAAAGTTAGAAATAACCTTTTTAGTTGTCATCTCCCACTTGGCATAGTCTGGTGGTCTGACTAAGTAAGTATCTTCAGACCCGTCATTATATTTAATTGTGATGTTCTGTTGCATTGTTTGCTCCCGTTTCTATTGATTAAAATGCTTCTGCTGGTATTCCGATAACCTGGAATGATAGAGATACAGTCTGTGCATCTGGTGCAGTTCCGCCTGCTGATGGCCATGATGGCAATACTTGGAAACTGAATACTGCGCCTGATGCTGCTGTGAATACTGTTGCAATGCCTGTGTTTGGTGCTGACTCTGACACGCCCCATAGGATCTCACAAAGAGAACCAGTTGCGCCCCAGTCTGCCAACATTTCAACATTGAATGTGAAATTGTTATCTGTCACTTTGAAAGATTTTCCATCAAGTGTTTGATAGGTTTCGCGAGTCATTTCGCCGATAAGCGTTGCTGATGTTGCCTGTGCATCGAAATTGTTACCACCAATGGTAAAGGTAACATCCCGACCAGTAATTACTGTGGTAGCCATATTTTCTTCCTTTAGTTTGTTTGTGTGTAGTAGGTGGATACTCTTATGTCAGCCACTAAAACATTAGATGGACCGACTTGAGTAACCGTTGGTTTGTCAACCGTTCCGACTGCATACCCGGCTGGGATTACCTTCAGAACGCTTATTACTAGCTGCTCGAGATTGTCAAGCGATGCAGGGTTACTATTATAGGCAACCGCTACAGATATAACGATATTGATCTTAGTTCTTATCTGGGATTTGCCCAGAGTCTCTAATTCAAAATAAGGTGAATCTGGAACCATTACTACAAAAGGAACCATTGGAGCTTCTGGAACATAGGCATAGACATTGCCTGCAACACTTGCAAAGGCTGTTGCTAATGGCTGTCTAATTGTGTCTAAAATTGTGTTGGGCATTACTGCACCATTGAATCAGTATCAATGAATGGACCTAATAACCCTGACACTCTATTGAAAAGACTCCGGCCTAATCTATATGGGCTCACTTGAGTAAAATCGATTCCTTCGATCTGTCCACCAGGAGCAATACGGCTCTGGAATACTTCTACTGATACCGCTAAAACTGCTGACTCTACGGCTGCGTTTCCAACATAAGTTGAAGCGCCTGAAAGAGTTGCTAAGCCTGATGGGATTACCTTGCGCTCGGTAATATCTGCTGCTGTAATCGCGACAGTAAAGTAACCGTTAAATTCTCTGTAAGCCCCGTCTAAATAGATGCGTGAGCTTGATCGAACAATGAAATCCTCGATGTCAATATTGCTTGACTCAATAATTGTAAATGTTCCGTTGAATGGGGAGCCTACGCCTGTGATGACTACGCTCTGACCCTCGGAAAAATTGTTATCGCCTAGAACTCCATATGTTGCAATGTTATCTTGCAATGTAACTGTGTCGATAGGACTTGAGTACTTAACAAGCATTGGCAAGATTACTGACTCTGCTGTGTCGATTACATCTGTTAAATAAGCATCGTTATAGAGAGAATTGGAAACGCCAAGCACAGAGCGTAATTCGGCTGGTGTGACTATTGTTGCCATTTCCAATTCCTCTCGTTAAACGACTGGGGGAGCGATCGGGAGCAACCGCCCCCCCATGATTAGTGTGTTATTAGTCTGCGATCATGTAACGATATGCGCCTGCTGCAAGCTTTGTTGCAATAGCACCATAACCGTAGTAGCCAACCTGTACTGCACCTGTTGAAATAAGGTTTGTCTGTAGTGATAGACGAGGTGACTCGTACCATGTGTAACTATCTGGGTTAACGATGATAATTGAATTATCGCCAACACCTGACATTGTGCGAGATACGCGAAGGTTTAGTCCTAGTAGGTTTCCGCGAACTGCAGTGGCAGTTAGATCTCCGCCTGCGTTTTGAGGGTTAATTGTCTGTTGGAAAATTGGACGATTTGAAGAATCGACCAAGCCCATTAGAACGCCCCATTGCTGTGGTGACACAATGATGTTTTGTGCAAAACCCAAAGTGTTTGTGTAGATTGAAACTGCTGCATCAGAAACCAAGTCAGCTACTAGAGCGCCTGTTGTAAGTGCTGCGCGGTTTCCGCCGTCTGTTCCATTTGTAGCAAGAACAACTCTTACTGCTTCATCTGTAGCCTTTGCATATGCGTATTCCATTTGGCGTACGAGTTCAGCAAAGAACGCTGGTGATGAACGATCTAGAAGCTCGAGTGAGAATGTTTGCTGTCCAATGTATTTCTGAACATTTACAGAAACAAACGCTGCGTTCTGATCTGTCTCTGATGGTGTTCCAAATTCAGCTGCAACTGCAACTGTTGGTGCAACTGTGATCTTAGGAATTTCAAATGTCATTCCTGCATCTGGCAATGCGCCTGTAGAAATTGAGTCAATAACTGGACGATCTGCGTTTGAGATGCCGTTGATTACCTCTGTTAATTGACGTGTAGGAATTAATCCTGCATTGTCTGTGACATCTGCTGCTGCTGCAACATACATCTTTGAAGTCTCGTTGCCTAGTGAGGCACGGACTGAGTGCTCGAGATAAGAAGCCTTATCCACGATTGGGTTACGAACTGTGACTGAAGTGTAAGGTGCTGTTGCAGCTTTTACTTCAACTTTTGCAGCCTCTACCGTTTCTGCGGCAGGAGCGACTTCTGGAA